TTATGAGTATGGTGGCTACATCCCTGACGATCAGGCAGAGCATCCACGCTGGCCTGAGTATATCGCACCCCGTGATGGGTATAAAAAGAAGACCTGCCTATGGACGGGTGGTGGCTTTGTGATGCCTACAAAGGTATCTGTTGACCCTGAGAAGTACCACGGCAATGGTTACAGCACAGCCATGATGAAGCTGGGCGGTAAGTCAAAGCGCACCAAGGACATACGATCTGCCACACCCCGAGGTTTTGCCAAGGCAGTCTATGAGTTTAACAGCCAACCAGTAGAGGAGACAGTATAATGTATACGCTAGAACTAACAACAAGCCAGCTACTCATGCTGAAGGAAATGATTGACAATGACATTGAGATGTCCTGCATGGATGCACCTGACTACACTGACATGGATGCCATGCAATACTATATGGATCGGTGCGCAGTGTTTCACCTTGTCAAAGAGGAGCTAGAAACATGATCCGTATCATACTGACCAGCAAGAGAACCAACCAAGAGATCTGCTATCATACATGCAAGAGACTGGACGAAGCGGAGAGACATGCCGAGATTTATAGTCGTATGGATGGTGTCAAAACGGAGATAGTGGGGGTGACACAATGACAAAACGTAGGGACATAACACCAATAAGATCATACCAGATAAGACAAATAGATGTTATTGATGATGCTGACTGGCTAACGGAGCAAGAACGTGTCCATAGGTATGAAGAAGAAATAGAGGACTGCCTGTTGGTGGTGATGCCTAAGGAATATACCTATAGAACCCTTGTCAGGGACAAGCCCTAGGGTATCAACATTTTCAGATGTGTCAATAGGAAATCGACATGAGTTATGAAACAAATATCAGGCGTCATGACGGAGAGTATACTGTCTATGGAGAGCTATGGGATGATGGTGTGGGGTTCTGGGATAGCTGGGGTGACACAGGCTATACCTTTGAGGTGCAGCACGAGCCAGAGTTCTCTGTCACTGAGCTATACAACAAGGATGGCAAGCCCGTTCCATTAACTACCTTGACACCTAAGGAGATCCTTGTCATCATAGACATCTTCACACAAGACTATTGGGATCACATATTATGAATTGGAAATCACATAAGCCTTGTCCCTACGAGGATTGCGGTAGCACAGATGCCTTTAGCTATAACCTGGACAGCATGTCAGGTAGGTGCCACAGCTGCGAACGTAAGTACCCAAGGGACAAGGCAGCAAAGCTAGACTGGGCAGAGGAAGAGTATCCTACTCAGGGACAGCAACAACAAGAGAAGGATGATTGGGACATGGAGCCAGCAATCAAGGCAGTGCCTACCGAGGTACTCACAGGCGTATACCGAACCATACGCAGCATATCAGACCAGACCATGCGTAAGTATGACTGCAAGACATACCTAGACAAGGATGGCAAAGAGGTTAAGCAAGAATACATCTACCCTTCTGGTGGTGTTAAGACACGTTACTTCCCAAAGGAGTTCCGTGCAGCTAACCTCAAGTCAGACGAGCTATACGGCATGAACCACTGGAACGCAGGATCAGGTAAGATCGTGACCATATGTGAGGGTGAGCTAGACGCCATGTCTGCCTATCAGATGTGTCATAACCCTAAGTTCTCCTCTGCCTTTGTGTCACTGCCATCGGCAACACCATCGAAGAAGCTATGGACAAACACAAACGATTGGCTGTCATCCTTTGACAAGATCATTCTGTCCATCGAGCATGATGACCAAGGCAATGCCGTGGCCCAGCGCATAGCTAACCTATACCCCAACAAGGTATACCGTGTGCAGCATGACAAGTACAAGGATGCCAATGAGTTCCTTGAGGCAGGTGCAAAGAATGAATACTATAACGCATGGATGAACGCCCGTAAGTATACCCCAGAGAATGTCATCAACACCACTGACCAGTTCCTTAGCCTCTACAACAAGGCAGAGAACCACACCTATGTTGAGACAGGCATACAGGACTTCGATGATATGTGCCTAGGCCTGATGCAAGGACACTTCACCCTGTTCAAGGCTCAGACAGGCATAGGTAAGACAGAGTTCATGCGCTACCTAGAGTATCGTATCTTGGATAAGAACCCTGACATCAAGATCGCCACATGGCACATGGAAGAGACCAAGCTACGATCCTTGTTGGGTCTGGTGTCATACGACATCAAGGATAACGTGACCCGCATGGACTTGATCGAGGACAAGGGTGTCAGTGCCAAGGTACAAGAGTCGATCAGCAACATGACCAAGGACGAGAGACTATTCCAGTTCTTCTTGAATGACGAGGACGATCCACTTGACCTGCTTGGGCACATACGTTACCTATCACAGGCTTGTGATGTTAACTATATCTTCTTTGAACCTATCCAAGACATCGCAGCTAACATGGGCGGTGATGAAAGCAAAGAGCAATTCCTTGCGGATCTATCTGTCAGGCTATCTAAGTTAGCCGCTGAGTTGAACGTAGGTATCATTACCATCGGGCACACTAACGATGATGGTCAGGTTAAGTACTGTCGTATGATAGAACAACGAGCATCTGTTGTTGTTGATCTACAACGCAACAAGATGGCTGAGGACGAGGACGAAAGGAACACAACCAAGTTACTTGTCACAAAGAACAGACCAGTGGGTCCAACAGGGTACGCAGGACAACTTAAGTTTAACACTAACACCTTTACATTGGAAGAAAAGTATGCCTTCATTTGATGACCTGACAAACATGACAACAGTAGCAGCAGCCCTATACTTCCTTGGGGTATACTTCCACTACGTCCATGTTAAAACTATCTTTCATCTCCTCGATAGATACGAGGACTTAAACAAAACGAAAGCTATATTCCACAGTGTAACGTGGCCTATCACAGTGCTAGTACTTATGTGGGATGAGTTCTTTGGAGCAGAAGAGGACGAAGACTTAGAATGAAAACCGTAGGAATGGACATAGAGACAGATGCCATTGATGCCACACGCATCTGGGTTATCTGTGCCAAAGACATAGACACAGGGGAAACAGAACAGTTCCTTAATGTGTCACACATAGAAGAGGAGAAACAAAGGTTCATCGAGTACTGCGCAGATGTTGAAACTTTTGTATTCCACAACGGCATTGGCTTCGATGTACCAGTAATTAATAGCTTGCTTGGTGAAACTGTTATTGACCCATACAAAGTACTCGATACCCTGATTGTGTCACGCCTTGTGGACTACACTTTAGATGGCAAAGGGCATAGCCTCAAGGCTTGGGGACGTAGGCTTGGAGATCTTAAGCTAGACTTCAAGGACTTCTCAGCCCTAACAGAAGAGATGATCTTCTACTGCCATCAGGATGTTACTGTGACGGTGCTGCTCTACAACACACTCAAGCCTGTCATCAATGACCCTACATGGGATGAGGCTATCAGGTGTGAGCATGAGATCCAGATGCTATGCGAAGAGATGACAGACAATGGCTTCTACTTCGATCAGAACCAAGCAGAGACATTGCTTGATGAGATAGAGTTAAGGATGCTAGAGCTAACCGATGCCTTCCAAGAGGACTTCCCTCCGCAGCTGCAAGAGGTAAACCGTATCAAGTATAGGCGTAAGGCTGATGGTTCTCTTTTCTCTAACGTGACCAAGGCACACGAGCAGTACGAGAAGACAGTAGTAGACTGGTCATCCCAACCACCTGAGCTAGTCTGTTATAACTACATAGAGTTCAACCCAGGCTCACCTAAGCAGCGTATAGAAAGACTTTGGGAAGCAGGATGGCAACCATACGAGAAAACAAAAGGACACATTGAATATGACCGAGAACAAAAACAAAGATCGAGGTACTAAGTTTGCTAAGTACGGGTGGACACTATCAGAGGCAAACCTTAGCACACTCCCTGAGACAGCCCCTACAGGAGGCAAACGTCTTGCCGAGTGGTTGACCCTTGAGGGACGCAGATCGTCACTGGTTGAGTGGCTAGGGCACTGTGGGAATGACATGCGTATGCATGGTAGGTTTGCACACATCGGTGCATGGACAGGACGTATGTCACACCGCAACCCTAACCAAGCTAATATTCCTGCTGAGTTCCACGGTGAACCTAACACAGAAGTGGAGAAGGTTAAGGCTAAGTATGACGGACAGTTCCGTGCCTTGTGGTGCGTACCTGAGGGTTCATGGCTAGTAGGTACAGATGCTGAGGGTATCCAGTTGCGTGTACTTGCACACCTCATGCGCTCTGAAGAGTACGTCCATGCGATTGTGTCAGGTAAGAAGGAAGACGAGACTGACATCCACAATCTGAACCGCAAGGCTTTGGGTATGTCACACATCACACGTGACATGGCTAAGACATTCATCTATGCTTTCCTACTTGGTGCTGGCAATGCTAAGATTGCACAGATACTCAAGGTAAACCAGAAGGAAGCAGGTCAGGCAGTCGATAACTTTATGGAATCCATTGAGGGTCTAGCCAAGCTAAAGAAGAAACGTATACCTGAGATTGCTAGTCGTGGTTGGTTCAAAGGACTGGACGGACGTAAGGTCAAGGTACCTAACCAACACAAGACACTGGCAGGTATGCTACAGAATGGTGAGTCTGTCATCATGAAACACTCAGCACTACAGTGGGTGCACCGTGCGAAGCGACAGTGGATTGACTTCCGCTTAGTTACTTGGCCCCATGATGAATGGCAGACAGAAGTAACAGGAGAATACAAAGACGTCGTATAAAAATAGAGTTTGGCCTTTTAGACATCAATATTTCCTGTGACATATGTGAATCTCACTTCATCATAAAGCGCTGGTAAAAAAACAGATAGAAATTTTTTCAATCAGATAATATTCAATCAATCTTTTGGGCTAAAATATGAGGGTTAATCTTAATTAAAGAAGTCTAACATTATGGTGAACTGTAAAAAGAGATAATTAAAAATAAGGTAATAAAATTTGGCGCGCCCGGCAGGATTCGAACCTGCGATGTTCAGCTCCGGAG